GGGTAAGACAGTCTCTGCAATTAACCACTTAATCAAGGATGCTTTGCTCAACCAAAAGGAAGCCCCTAGATACGCCTACATAGCCCCTACATACGGACAAGCTAAGAGGGTGGCATGGGACTACCTTGTGAAGTATGCAGAGCCTCTGGGCGGTACTAGCAATATCTCAGAACTAAGGGTGGACTTCTGGGGTAGGCGCATCCAGTTGTTTGGCTCAGACAATCCAGAGACACTCCGAGGTCAATATTTCGATGGGGTTATCCTAGACGAAATCGGTGACCAGAACCCTAAGATATGGACAGACGTATGCAGACCAAGTTTGGTTGACAGACAGGGCTGGTGTCTCTTTATCGGGACTCCGAAGGGACACAACCACTTCAAAGAACTGCGAGACAGGGCAAAAACAGAAGAAGGTTGGGGCTTGCTAGAGTTCAAAGCCTCTGAGACAGGTGTGGTGGATGACACAGAACTGAAGGCTGCTAAGAATGAGATGGGTGAGGATAAGTACCGCCAAGAGTTTGAGTGTAGCTTTGACGCTGCCGTAGAGGGTTCATACTTTGGTGCAATCCTAAATGAACTAGAAGAAAAGAAGCATATGCAGGAGATTCCCAGAGAGGAACTAAGTAGGACTTTTACTGCTTGGGACTTGGGAATGGGTGACTCTACATCTATCTGGGTGGCTCAATTGGTGGGTACTGAGGTGCGTTTGCTTGACTACTACGAGAATCACGGAGTTGGCTTAGACCACTACGTTAAGTGGATTAAGGATAATGACTACTCTAAAGCACAGCATATCCTTCCGCATGACGTTAGGGTTAGGGAACTAGGTACTGGTAAGAGCCGACTTGAGATGCTTGAAGAATCAGGGCTAGAGGTCAAGATTGCTCCCAGAATGGGACTAGATGATGGCATACAAGCAGTAAGAAGGTTATTGCCAAGGTGTTGGTTCAATGTTCCACAGGTGCAGAATGGCTTGAACTGCCTGAGAAACTACCGCAGAGACTACGATGAGAAGCGTAAGATATTCTATGAAAGACCACTACACGATTGGTCAAGTCATGGCTCTGACTCATTCCGCTACTTAGCCCTTGGATTGGATGAAGGACATTCAACGTGGGATAAGCCTATTAACAAATCACCGAAATGGATTGTCTGATGTATCTGCAAATGCAAGGGGTAAATTTAGCCCCTAAAGTAAAAGAACTTGAAAAGCGTCTTGAAATGTTGGAAAATGTGGTAAAAGCATTACAATTGGACAAACCCCGAATGGGTCGCCCTCCAAAGGACAAACATGGCACAGAACGACTTGAAATCAATCCTACAAGCAGAGATTGATGATGCTATTGGATTTATTGAAAGCGAAACTGTTGAACAGCGCAAACAGGCTCTGGAAGCGTATCTCAGACAGCCTTATGGTAATGAAGTTGAGGGTAAGTCTCAAATCGTTACAGGAGAAGTGGCAGAAGCGATAGATGGTGCGCTGCCTTCCCTAGTCCGTATCTTTACAGGCTCAGACCAGATAGTAGTCTTTGAGCCTCAAGGCCCAAGGGACGAAGCATCCGCTAAACAAGCAACAGACTATTGCAATTGGGTGTTCTCAAGAGACAACGAAGGCGTAGCTATCCTGCACGATTGGTTTAAGGATGCCTTGCTTCAGAAGAACGGCATTGTTAAAGCGTATTGGGAAAACAAAGAAAACATTACCAAAGAGCGTTACTTTGACTTGTCTGATGACGAGTTAGCAATGCTGATGAGTGATAACACAATGGAGATTGTCGAGCAAGACACTCAAGAGTTTCCAGTGTTTGACCAGATGGGACAACCCGCTATTGACCAGATGGGTCAGCCAGTAATCAATTCAATCCACAACATTACTGTCCAACAGAAAAAGATGGTGGGTAAGGTTACGATTGAGAACGTACCTCCAGAGGAGTTCTTGATTAGCAAGAAGGCTAGAACGATTGAGGACTCTCCTTTCGTAGCCCACAGGCAGATGTTGACTCGTAGCACTTTGATGGCTATGGGCTTTAACAAGAAGCAGGTAGAAGGCTTGCAGATGGGTGATGCACTAGCGTACACACCAGAGCGTGTGGCTCGTTACGCAGCAGGTGAGCAACCCTACCAAACACAGACAGATGACCCTTCAATGCAAGAGATTGAAGTCTTTGAGTGCTATGTCAAAACTGATATAGATGGCAAAGGCATTGCTTCCTTGGTTCAAGTGTTCTACGCTTCTAATGAAATCCTAGAGGACAAGAAGGGTAAGGAAATGGTTGAGGAAGTGGACTACGTTCCTTTCCACTCAATCTGTCCTATTCCAATTCCACACAAGTTCTTTGGTAACTCACTGGCTGACAGAACAGTTGACCTACAGTTAATCAAGACTACTATCACTCGTCAGATGTTGGATAACTTATATCTGACAAACAATGCACGAGTGGTTGCTGTTGAAGGTCAGGTAAACCTTGATGACTTGCTTACATCTACCGCAGGTGGTGTTATTCGTGCTAAGTCTCAGGGCGCAGTTACGCAACTGAATGTTCAGAACGTAGCTTCTCAGGCTTTCCCAATGCTTCAATACTTGGACACAGTACAGTCTAAGCGTACAGGTGTATCTGATGCTTCACAGGGATTAGACCCTGCTATCTTGCAGAACGTGACTGCTGCTGCGGTAGCCTCTATGCAACAAGCTGGCGCAGGTAAAGTTGAACTAATGGCTCGTATCTTTGCTGAGACAGGCGTTAAGTCTTTGTTCAAGGGCATCTTGCATCTATTGTGCAAGTACCAAGATAAAGCACGTTTGGTTCGTATGCGTGGACAGTTTGTAGAGTTTGACCCTAGAACATGGGCTAACCAATACGATGTGTCTATTAACGTGGGCTTGGGTGCTGGTAACCGACAAGAGCAGATGGCTATGCTGTCTATGATTGTTGCCAAGCAAGAGCAGTTAATTGGTCAGTACGGCCCTGCTAATCCTTACGTTTCACCTGCTCAGTATCGCAATACTTTAGGACGTATGGTTGAGACTGCTGGACTGAAGGACTCTAATGAGTTCTACAAAGCAATTACACCAGAGCAAGACCAAGCATTGAGTAATCCTCCTCCACAGCAACAGCCACAGATGCCTCCAGAAGTACAGGCTTTGATGCAAAGAACACAGGCTGAGATACAGGCTAATCAACAAAAGGCTCAAGCTGATATGCAGTTACAGCAACAGCAACAGCAGATTGATATGCAGATGGCTCAACAGAAGGCGGGTCTTGAAATGCAATTGATGCGTGAGAAAGAATCCGCTAAGTTGCAATTAGAGCGTGAGAAACAACAGGCTTACTTTGCATTGAAGCAACAAGAGTTTGAAGCTGAAGCACAATTGAAAGCTATGAAGATTGGTGCTGGCATTACATCTAACGTAGAGATTAGGGGTTAATCATGGCATATTCAAATGCAGAGATTGTTGCTTTTTTAATAGCTAACCCTCAGTTAACAGATGCTCAACTTGCAGACATTATGGAGACTGCCAAGATTGACCCTGCACAAGTTGCAGAGGCAACTGGCTCTAAGGTTGCGGACATTCAAGCTAGGTTTGAAACAAGAGCAGACGAGGTTTATGTTCCTCCAGCAGTAGAAGAAGTTGCTGCGCCAGTAACAGGTCTTTTGGATTTACCTACAGTAGCACCTGTAGATGAGCCTCCAGCCGCACCTATTGCCCCTCCTGCCCCTCCTGCACAATTGTCAAAACAAGAAGTTATTGATAAACTTACAAATCAAATTTTATCTCAAGGCACTTCAGATAAATGGTCTGGTGAAGGCAAGGGTTCTGCAAAAGATAATGCGGCTGATATGGCTAAGATTATTGCAGAGACAGGTGCTACAGACATAAAGCAATTTGGTAAGGTTACTAAGACAGTTGACGCTGCTGTTATTCCTCAGTATGAGCAAGCAATGGTAGGTGTTGATGCAGATGGTAATCAAATTCCAAGTACCAAAATTATTGGTTACACAGACCAAAACGGAAATGCCGTTGACCCTAGTTTGGTTAAATCAGACTTAGCCCAAGTTGGTAGCGGTGAAAACACCACTTACGAGACTGTTTACACTGCACCAGTAGGAAAGCAAGAAGTGTTTGGTAATACAACCACTGGTAAAGCAGTTGCTGATACATATGGTGAGAGACAAACAGGCGATGCTTTTGGCGGTACGTACACTGGAAAAGGCAACACTGGCTATCGTGTAGATATGTCTTCTGGTACACCAGTTTTTTACACTACTGGCGCATCAAGTAACGACACTAAAGATTTTGCTAAGTTCTTATTAACTGCTGGAACTATGTTTGGTTTGCCAGCAGGTATTGGTGAAGCTATTGGTCTTGGTACTGGTGCTACGGCTACTGCTGCTGGTACTGGTTTGTTATCTGGTGGTTCTACGCTTATTGGTGGTGGTGATGTAAAAGATATTGCTAAAGCTACACTTATTGGTGGTGGCGCATCTTTGCTTGGTTCTACAGTAAGCGACTTACTAACACCAACAGTTGACGCTTCTAAATTAACTCCTGACCAATTTAACGACATAATCAATGAAGGGTTTGCAACAGACTTGAAAAAAGCTGGTGTAACCAATGTTTCTGAGTTCACAACTAATGTTGGTGGCAATGCTGGAACTTTTTATGATGCTGCTGGAAATCCAGTAGTTGCACCTCCCACAGTTGCCCCTCCAGTAGTTGCACCAGTTGCTCCTCCAGTTTCTGCTGATAATGTAGTTATTACTGCACCTAAAGCGGTAGCACCTCCAACTGTTCCAAGTTTAGCTAGTGTGATTGGCACAATTGCCGCACCGCCTATTGAAACAGTAAAAGTAGAAGACAAGAAGTTAAAAGAAGAAGATAAGAAAGTAACCTCAACAGTTCCAACGACACCAATTGACACATTGGAAGTTGTTGGGTCAAGACCAGTTGTTCCAACAACACCTGTTACACCATTTACTCCATCTGTACCTTTAGTTCCTCCTGTTGTTGTTGCTCCTCCAAAAGTTCCTCCAACACCTCCTGAGACACCTCCAAAGGATAAAAAGGAAGTAACAATTACGGATGTAATTAAAACAATTGCACCAATAGTTTTAGCACCTGCTGTTGTTAATTCGTTAACGCCTAAAACTCCTAGCTTCCCAATTGTTCCTATTCCTCCAGAGTGGAAGCCTCCAACTACTCAGCCGACTACACCATTCCAACCGCTAACACCTATTGATTTTGGCAATCAAAACTTGCTAAAGGGTACGCAATGGGAGAAGTTTCTAGACCCTAACTATGGGAAAGTTCCTGCACCTACGCAATACTCACAGCCATCTAACCTCAGTTATAACGACTTGATGGGTATCTTGGGTAGTAAGCAAGGTATGCCTCCGACAAGTTCTCTATCTATCAACGATGTAATTTCTGGAATACAAAATCAATATGGACAAGTACCTGTTGGCGCAGTGGGCCAAAAACCTGCTTAATGATGATTTCTTCAAAGAAGTCATAGATAACTTGAAAAAAGAACAGATTAGTGTAATAATTAACACAAGTGCAGAAGAATCTGATAGGCGTGAAGACGCTTACAGGCACATTAAGTCTATTGAACTGATTACAGGACACCTAGAAGGTTTAGCCTCGGAAACTGTAATTAAAGAGAAGAAGTGGAAGATTCTGTAGGGTTTACCCTACCCTCCGTCCAGAAGGTTTCTGGCGATTATTGAGATGACAAATGGAA